GATGGCCTCCATCAACCGCGTAAACAGTTCGGTCGGGCTGAGGGTTTCCAACTCCTTCACGGTCAACCCGAATTGATGGAGCGCGCCCGCGGCCGATTTGTCGTCGCCCGCGACCCGGCGCGCCATTTGTGCCATCAGGTTGCCGAGTTGCTCCATCGAGATCCCGACGTCATCGGTCACGGCCCCGAACGCTTGGAGGTCCTCGACGGCGATCCCGGTTTGCAAACTGAGGTTGCGGAGTTCGACCGCGTCGTGAGCAATCGCCGCGCCGAAATCCAGTACTTTCTGCGTGATGAACGCCGCCCCAAAGCCGCCGACGAGCGTCGTGAGGATGTCGCCCATCCCCTTAAACTCGTTGGTCGCCGCCTTGGCATGGCCCGCGAGTTCGGCGATTTGATCGGGGACGGCCTCGCCGAGGAGGGTGAGTTTTTCGGCGGCGGCGGCGGCGACGCTCGCCATCCGTTGCAGTTCGTCGTCGGTGAGTTTCGAGACGCCGCCGATCCGCTCAATCGCTTCGGCCATCAAGGACGCTTCCTTGACGACCTTCTGCCCGAGGAGTTGTTCGGTCATCCGCGACAGCGACGCGCCGACCTTGGCCGCGCCCGTGTCGAGTTTGCGGAGCGTGACCTCCGCGGCCTCGACGGCCGCGTTGAACGAGGAAAAATCCGCGATGAACGTCGATTGAATGCCCGCCATCAGTCGCTAATCGTCATAGTCCTCATTGAGCCACTCGACCAATACCTCGTACTGGTTCGGCGTGAGCGCGTGGACGTCATCGAGCGTCCATCCGTTCATGGCGCGACAGATGGCGAAATCGGAGCGGAAACGGTCGCGCCATCCCGGGAGTTTTTTTCCGTCTCGCGCGCCTCGCGGAGCGCTTCGATATGGGCATCGAGCACGGCCGTCATGTCGGCGAAATCGTGCCCGGTCAATTGGTCGAGCGCGCCCTCGCTCACGGGGACGGGCGTCCCGTCGGCGTCGGTGAGCGACCACGCGAGGAGATAGGCCACGAGTCGCCCGCGATTGAGGAGCGAAAAATCGGCGACGGTCGCGGTCGTCCCGTTGAGTGATTTGCGGAGCGCCGCGTACATGTCGCGCTCCTCGCCCGCGGTGAGTTCCGCGCGGACGTCGATCCAATCGCCCTCGGAGAGCGCGAGCCGGACGACCCGCGGTTGCACAAACCGACATCGACTCACGCCCGACCTCCTCTCAATCGAGTAACGGCCCGAGGTCGGCGCGGAGCGCGCCGTCCTTGAGGGCGTACCGCACAATCGGCCAACGCCACACGCCGCCCTGATGCGGCGCATGAAACACGAGCGCCCCGGCGCGTGTGCCCGCGGCGAGGTTAAAGGCGTTGGTGAGGACGACCGTCCCCATGACCGTCCAGCGGTTGCGGTCCTCGGGCGTACGCGTGACGATGTAGCCCTCGATGGTCGCCGCGTCGAAGTACTGCCACTTGATCGCCGCGACGTGCCCGCGAACGACCGCGCCGCCGAGCATGCCCTACGCCGCGATCCGCGACCCGCCGCTGCGGGTGACGACCGCACCCGCGGGTTCCATCGTCCACGGTCCCGCCGCGACAAAGTTGCCCGACACCGTCACCGCCCCGTTGACCGCGACATCAATCGCCGCATCGATCCACGCGAGGCCGGTAAACAGATACGTCGGGTCGAGCGTCGAGGGCGTCAGCTTGAGGAGCGCGGCGATGTCGCCGAGCGCGACCTCGAACAACGTCCGATCCGCTTTATCCCACAGGCCCGCCAGCGTCCCCTTGACGTCGGGCAACCCGACCGCATAGACGCGATTGGGGTCGAGAAAACAGGTGATGTCTACGTTCTCGCGCGCAAACGAGGCCGTCCATTTGTTGAGCGAGGCGACCGGGACCGCGAGCGCGCCCCCGGTTGGGTCCATTTCGACGCTGCCCTTGCTCCCGTGTCGTCGGTCAGTTGCCGCCATCGGTTGTTCTCCTCTGAAATCCGTTACGCGTCGGTCGGTGCAGCCCACACGTCATACACGCCGCCGCGGTGCATCCATGCCCGGTTGACGTCATCGAGTTCGGCGAACCGCACGCGCTCGCGCCGGTTGACGACCATGAGCGCGTAGCCCGTGATCGGCATCGCGCCGTAGTGCAGGAGGTCGTTGATCCGCGCCGCCGCGGCCTTGACGACGTCGCCGCTCGACGTTTGGATCACGACCTTGACGAGGTACGTAAAGACTTCGTACGCGGTCGCGCCGGGCATCATCGCTTCTTCGGCGTGACTCACGAGTCGCACGAGGACGAACGCCGTCAACCCTTGCGGCGCGAGGTCAAAGTACACATGCGGCCCGCCGAGCAGGCCCGCGAGCGTCGCATCGCTCGCGAGATGGGCGACGAGGGCGGCGTCCACCTCGGAACTATCCGAGGCCATCCACCCCTCCCGACACTTTGAACCCGCTCCGCGTCATCATCGCGACGAGGTCAGTCTCCATGCGGCGGCGGTTGCGGATGGCGATCCCGATGAGCGTCTCGCGGCCTTTGTCGCGCGACGGTTTCACCCGCCCGCGCTTCCATCCCTTTTCGGTCTCGCGGTTTTGGGTCCCGAACTCGTAGAGGTGCGCGTGGGGCGACGTGCTCCGCACCTCGTTGAAAATCCCCGACCCGTCGTGATGCTTGTCGGTCTTGACGCCCTTGCGGAGGTTGCCCGTGTCGCCGATGGGATAGTTGAGCAGGAGTTGGTTCGCCGTCGCGTCGGTGTAGTTATCCACGATATGCACGGCCTCGCCGACGAGGCGGGCGGGAATCTGGCGGAGGAGGAGACGGAAATCCTCAAGGCCCGACCATCGCACGGTGACGCTCATCGCGTCGCCTCGCTCCCGGTCGCCGCCGCGGTCGCGGGCGTCGTGCCCTCGATGACTTCATGGGCGACGACTTCGAGTTCGCCGCCGCGTTCCTCGATGGTCTCGACGCTCTCGACGGCGAACACACGCGCCGCGCCGCCGCGATGCGGATCGAGAAACGTGATCTGCGTGCGGACGCTGATTTCGGGATGAAACCGGCCGCGGAGGCGATGCGTCGCGGTCGCCGAGACCGTGCCCGCGCGTTGCCGTTCGAGGCCCGCGTTGACGTTGTCAATCGCGCAATACCACGTCGCCGGGACGAGCGGGACGAGGCCCTCGGTGTACCCGCCGTCGCCGTCGGGGACGGCCGCGCCCTCGACCGCGAGGGTGACGACGTTGCGCGCCTTGCCGATGGTGGTACGCCTCATTGGAGTGTCGGATCGCGGCGGCGTTTGAGGATGCGATCCATCGCGTCCCACGCGCGCGCGTCAAAATCGGACCCATACGATCCGCTCGTCTCGTCGTCGCCGCGGTGTTCCCACAGCATCCCGAGGTATTGCAGTGCCGCGGCCTTGACGACGAGCGGGACCGTCGTCTCGTCCCACGTGGGATCGGCTTGGCCCTTGAGATAGTCGAGGACGACGGCGCTCGCGATCAGGATCTTGAGTTCGAGGTCGGCGAGTTTCTCGGTGGGCATCCCGTCGAGGACCTCGCGGAGGTGCGCCGCGGCCTCGTCAGTGGACATCAGCGGCGCGGGATCGGTCGGGACACTCATGCGCGCCTCACGATGGGCGCGGGCGCGGTGACATCGCGGAGGTCGCGCCCTTTGTCGCCGCGCTTGACCATCAATTTCCAAAACGCCGCGCCCTCGAACGTCTCGGGCCTCGTCGTCGTGGACTTCTGACAGTGCCACGCCGATCCGCCGTGCGTGACGATGTCGCCGGGTTGATACGCCGTGCCCGGGACAAACGTCCCGCGCCACAGCAGACACGGGAACGCGACCGCGAACTCCTTGACCTTGTCGCCGCGGGTAAAGCGGAACAGGACGCCGCGCTCGCCGTCGTGCTCGACGTCGAGGTCCTCGAACCCGAGGCCGTCCGCACCATCCTTGCCAGAGAGGCCGGTTGGGCCGGGCACGGGCGCGCGGGTTTCGAGGACCGCGATCCGTTCGCGGAGGACGGTTAACTCCTTGGTGAGTTCGAGCACGCCCGGCCGCGGATCGATGGCGTGCGCTTCGAGGCGGGTGACCCGCCCGGCGAGCGGCGCGAGCGCGGTTTTGAGGGCCGAGACGACGAGCGCCGCGAGTTGCTCAGACTGCACAGAGGTCCCCCGATTTTTCGAGGAGCGACGCGAGCGCCGCGGCGAACTCGCCCGGGTTGATCGCCTCGTCGGCCGCGGGCGACGGCGTCGGCGCGGGCGCGGGCGTCGGGACGAGCGGACTCGATGCGTCACGTTCGGCGAGCGCCGCGAGCGAGAAATACTGCTGTTGGAGGTACGGTGAGTCGCCGCCCGCGACCGGGCCGAGGCCGAAGTACTTGAACCGCGCCTCGTCGGGCGACAACGTCCCGCCGCCGACGCCCTCCTGTGCCGCCTTGGTTTTGGTCGCCGTATCCATCCAAATCAGATCGTCAATGTCGAATTGCGTCCCGAGGCCGCGCGGCAATTCGAGCCCCTCATCGAGGCAGAGTTCGAAGTTGGTCAACAGCGATTGAATGCACTGGGAGTAGTACTGCTGGATCAACGGTTCGGCGTTGGCGTAGGGCGGCGACGGGACGACGCCAATCAAAAACGCCGGGACGTGGAACGCCGAGCAGACCGTCGTTGCGGTCCAATTGAGTTGATTGACGAGGTCTGCATCGACGGGCGTGACACTCATCGCCTCGTACTTGAGACTGTCGCCGAGGACCGCGACGCGGCCGACGTTCTCGCCGGAAAAATTCGCCTCCCAATAGTCGCGGAGGCGCTTCGCCGTCTCCTCGGAAATCGCGCCGGGCGCGGTGAGGATGCCGCCCGGTTTCGATCCGTTCGCGAAAAACGCCGAGGAGTTCGCTTGAATTTTCAACCCTTGGAGCGCCGCGAGGCCACACGCCGCAATCGGCGAGACGCCGATGAGCGGATGGTAGAGGGCGACCATCAGGTCATGAATGATTTCGCGCGCCGGAACGGCGACCACGCCCGGGCGGATTTGCCCGACCGACGGGGCGTTCGCGGCGTCGCCGATGACGCCGAGGTCATCGGCGCGGAGTTCGTAAAACACCGACCCGTCGGCCGCGATGAGCGGCGTCACCTTGGTCGGGTCGAGCACGTACATGGCCGAGACGACGCCGCGGCCGTCGCGTTGTTTCAGCACGTACGTATTCCCGCGCGTCAGTTTCGAGGTGATCCACTGCTCGATAAACTTGATGATGTTTTGGTAGCGGTTCGGCCGTCGGAGGACCGGCGAGAACGCCGGATTTTCGACCTCGGTCCACACGCCCGCGTCGGATTGTTCGACTAAGGCGAGATGGAGTTTGCCGATATCGCTCGCGATGAGGGTCACGCACGCGAACACGGCGAAGTAACTGAGCGCGTCGCCGACCGCGACCTCCTCGTTTTTCTGCCATGCGCCCGTGTAGGGTTCGCGGATGATCGGCCACCACGAGCGCCCGCCGAGCGGGCGGAGCGGCGGGACCGCTTTGAGGTTGATCGTGACGTCGTACCCGAGGAGTCGCATCCCGTCACACCTCACACACAAACCCCGGGCAACGAGGAGGCGTTGCCCGGGGTCGTTGGACCTACGCGGCGCTCGCGCCGCCGCGGCGCGTCGTGGGCGCGTTCGGTTCCGTCGCCTCGTGGGTCGCGACTAATCCCGATGGATAGGTCGCACCCGAGACGTACTTGACCGCTTCGGTTTTGGCGCGCAACCAATTGATCCACCGTTCGGCGCGGAGGCCGACGAGGTTGTTTTGCCACAGCGACGTAAACACCGTGGTTGCGTCGGCCGGGTTCATCGGCGTATCGGCCATCTGGATCGACGCCTCGCGCGAGACGTCAATCGTCACGCCGCCGTCATCCGCGTAGAGCACATACGACGGTTGCAACGCGATGACGTTCGTCCCCGCGGTGTTCGACGTGATGACGGTCATCCCGTCGATATTGCCGCCCGAGACGCCGACGTTCGGGAACACTTTCGCGCCGAGCGCGTTGAGCTTTTGCCCGAGGATGAACCCGTTGGACTCC